CATCATGGTCGGCGACGAGGCCCAGGTCCGGGTGCAGAAGTACGAGCGGATGGAAAACGGGCTCATCTACAGCTCGCTGACCACCTGGAAGACCGACGAGTGGTACCGATGGCGCTACGACGACGACGAGAAGGCGCCGGTGTCGGTAATCAACCCTCCCGCCCCTCTCCCCGCAGGCATCACCGCGTTCCCGGTGTATCACATTCCGAACACCGTCGAGAGCGGGGAAGTGTTTGGCAGCAGCGATATCCGGGGCCTCGAGGTGTTGCAGGCTGCGCTCAACCAGTCTGTCACGGACGAGGACTTGGCGTTGGCGCTGATGGGGCTCGGGCTATATGCCACCGAGGAGCCAGGTAGCCCGCGCGACGAGCAGGGCAATGCCGTCCCGTGGATCGTGGCGCCCGGTTCGGTGCTGGAGAACGCCAAAGGCCTACACAAGGTTGACGGCCTCAGTACCCTGGTCCCGTACACCGAGCACGTCGAGCGCCTTGACGGGTACATGGGTGACGCTTCGGGTGCTACGGACGCGGCTAAGGGGCGCATTCAGGTGGCAGAGGCGGAAAGCGGTATCGCGCTTCAGCTTCGGCTGGCTCCGACGCTGGCCAAGGCAGCCAAGAAGGACAAGATCATCCAGGACGTACACGCACAGCTCTTTTACGATCTGGTGCAGATGTGGTTTCCGGCCATCGAGGGGTTGAACTTCACGGACGTCCTGGTGTTGCCGGTCCTGGGAGACAAGCTGCCCGTCAACCGGGTGCAGGAAGTCAGCCTGGTCAACGAACTGGTCATCGGCGGCATCCTCAGCGCAGCCAGCGCTCGGACCTACCTTGCGGGCAAGGGCTTCACGAGCATGTTCAGCGAAGACGAAGGCGCGTTGGTCCTGGCCGAGAAGACAGCCAACGCGGCGGCCGAAGGCGGCACCGGGGGTCTGGTGGACCGCGCTGCACAGGAGGGGAATGGCGATGGCCAAGGCGAAAACGTTCTGTAGGCATCAGCCCTATCCGACGGCTATGGCGGCTATCAAGGCGGCCAAGCAATCCAACCTCAGGGGCAAGCGTAATGAAGTCGAGCAGTGCAAGCTCTGCAAGAAGTGGCGCATCAAGGAGGGCTTGTGACAACAGAAGCCAACGAGGGCATCGGTCAGGCCATCGAGAAGTGGGTGGACTCCTTGCCCAGCATAGATGGAAGGTCCCCCGGTATTCTCGGGGACTGGATCTGCGTAGCCGCCATGGTTGCTGTCGATGACGAAGGCGACCCGCGCGTTGAGTACTACCTGGCCCTGAAGAACGGGACCATGCTGCCGCATCTGGCGACCGGACTTCTGCACGAAGGGCTGGCGCTGATCCGGGGAGGTCGGGTGGGGCACGATGATGACTGACGGGCGGGATTGTATTAATACAAAACCGCATCAAGCGCATTGCTGGAACTGGCAGACCGGGAAGCATGAGTGTGACGGGAGGGACCATGGCACAGCCGAAGCCGTACAACCAACCGTTGCTCGACGTACTCGCGCTGTCCGGCGTAACCCTCGCCGAGCTTGACGCCATGCTGCGGGACGGCGCTGAGGAGGCCGAACGACTCATCCCCAAGTTGCTCGAGAAGCACACCACCGGCGGCAAAGTGAAGGCCGCGCAGTTGCAGCTCGTGCTTCGGGAGCTGAGGGTGATGCAATCGGCCCTGTGGGGCGATCTGGGCCGCTCTACGCACGATGGGGTGGTAGCGGCGGCACTCAAGGGCGGGCAGGGCGCAGAAGGCGTTCTAGCCTCGATCTTCAGCAAGAATGGCGTGCCCGTCCCCTCCGCCCTCCTCGCAGGCTGGCGCGAGCAGGCCAAGGCGGGGGTTGACCACATCCTGGCCAAGAGCAAGAACGGCATCCCGCTCAGCCGGGCGGTGTACAAGGCGCAGGCGCTCAGTACCGGACAGGTCAACAAGACCGTGAGTCTAGGTCTGCTCCTCGGGCACAACCACAAGACCATCGCCAAGAGCGTACGGGACATGATCCACCCGAACGTGGCGGGCGGGGTCAGCTACTCGGCGCATCGCCTTGCACGTACGGAGATCAACCACGCGTACCAGACGGCTCAGCATGACCGGCATGCGCCGGAGCCGTGGAACAAGGGCATGAAGTGGAATCTCAGTAAGAGCCACCCGAAGCCTGATGTGTGCAACGTGAACGCCACCAAGGATCTGTATGGCCTGGGGCCAGGGGTGTACACCTTCGGTAACAAGCCGGACAGCCATCCGAATTGCCTGTGCTATCAGACGGTGGAGGCCGTCAGCGAGGATGAGTTCATGGATGCTTTCCTCGCGGGGGATTACAACAGCCACATCGACGAGGTCGTGTACACGCATGCACCGGCGAGCGAGCACCTATGCCGCTGAGCGAAGGCATGGAGGCGGCAATCGCCAAGCTGGCCAAGGTAACCGTCGAGAAGGGCCTGGACCCCGCCAAGGTCATTAAGGGCCTGATTGATATGGCCGAAGCCATCAACAACCTTACGCCCGAACAGCGCGCACAACTCCGGAAAGAGCTTCGGGAGGTGCGCAGTGTCGATCTCGATACCTAACCCGTACACCGGCAAGGATGACCAAACGTGCTCGGTGAGCTTTGCCGCGCAGCAGAGCATGGCCAGCGGGGTCGGTAGCCCGCAGACCGAAGCGGAGTTCAACAAGAGCAAGCTTTCCGGCGAGTGGGGTGTCATCAAAGGCAAGCTTGCCAATGGTGAGATCCCCAACGGCATTAAGGTCCTTTCGTACACCAACAGCGCTTCGAACAGTCGGGGCTACCTGTACGTCAAGGGCGGAGAGCTGTGGAAGCGTTCGTACTTCAACAACGACGGAAAGCAGACGGATACCAAGGTACCCGGCGACATCGGCGACAAGATGATTGCCAGCAGCATTGCGGAGGTTAGCATCCCGCAGGCGGTCAGCCCGAAGCCGAAGCCTGAGCCGGTGCAAGTGTTCTTCGGTCAAGGCAAGTACGTCAGCGGTCTGAAGTTCCACGCCAAGGACGGCGAGATCATTGCCACCAGTGGGACGGAGTACATTCAGTTCAACGGCAAGACCAATATGTTCGAACTGTATGTAGCCGACGAGAACGGCTTCGGGTACGTCAAGTCGGAAGAGACCTTCTTCCTAAGTTCGGTTATGTCCAACGACAAGGCGTGGTACGCGGCGGACCAGAAAGACCACACGCCCAATGTCACACCTAAGACCGCCACCCCGCCCGCCTCTCCTACGCAGGTAGCGGCTCCGACACCTTCTACGCCAGTCAACTCGGGCAGTGACAGTGTGGGCAGTATGAGCCACGAAGATGTGTCGGCCATGTTCGTCAAGATCAAGGACGATCTGGCCAAGGAGAAGGGGCTGAACGTCAAGGGAGCCAATCCGGCCCTAGATGCCGAGGTGTACAAAGCGATCGGGGATGCTACCGGCTACACCCCTGCGGAGGTCAAGGCAAAGATCGACGCGTATAAGGCGGACGGTAACAAGCTCAGCGCGCTGAAGAAGAAGGTGCTGGCCGGGACCAAGAAGGTGCCGGAGGGTAAGCCGCAGCCCACCAAGGCCACCCCTGCCGCGCCCCTGAACGTACACACGGCCACGAACAAGCCAGCGGTAGACCCTAAGCCGAACGGCGTGCCGACGGTGGCTACGCCGAAGTTGGCGGACACCATCAAGGCTGACGTCAAGAAGGAAGCCGAGAAGGATCCCGGCAAGGTGTACACCGACGAGGATGTAGCTGCGGCTTACATCATCGCCAAGGACAAGATTGTTGCGGACAGTAATGGCAAGTGGACGCTGTATACCAAGAGCGATGAACTGGACGCGGAGATCTCGGCTACTGTCTACTTGAAGACCAAGATAACTGCTGATCAGCAGAAGATCGCCATCGCCAATTATCTTGCCAGCGGCAAGAAGCTCAGTGTGCTGAAAAAGCAACTGGCTAAGCAGGGCGCGTTCAAGCCGCAGGCGGACACCCTCAAGAAGAGCGGCTCGGACAAGACCAAGGAGGAGAAGGAAGCCGAGGTTCAGCAGAAGGCCGACGAGGGCTACAGTCCGGTCGGTACGCCTGCAACAGGTTCTCCGCCGATAGACACCGGTAAGCCAATGCCGAAGGGTGTGGCACAGCGCGCCCGAGAAGCCGGGGACATTGCCGACATCCCAGGCAATCAGAAGACCGATATCTACTCGGTGTTCAAGAGCATGGGTAGCAAGGCATACCTGACCTCCAGCAACGAGCAGACGTACGAAGCTATTCTCAGTTTGCAAGCCACCTTCAAGGCACAGGGGCATGAATACAGCCTTCTGCAGATCCTCCGGGTTATCGACGAAGAGGGCGCCAAGAAGTTCAAGGCTGAGAATGCCAAGTTGTTCGAAAAGAAGACGGCAACCTGGCTCACCAGCCCGGAGGCTGCGGCACACCTCAAGGAGAACGAGAAGAAGCTAGCAAAGCAGGCGGAGGAGGCTAAAGCCAAGGCTGAGATAGAGAAGGCCGCCAAGGAACTGGAGAAAAACCAGCCGCCTCTTCCCGCCGACAGTACACAGTATGAAGCCTGGTCGCTGGATAAGGCTAAGCGGGTCAGTAAGACCTGGCTGGACGCTAAGCCCTGGACGCAGAAAGAGTCCCGAGACTTAAAGCACTACACCGGCAGCGCTTATCGGGAAATGAACGGGCACCTGCGGGCGGGTAGTGGCATCAGTGACCGTAGCAAGACGGCCATTGAAGGTTCTCGGAGCGGTATGCGACCGACCACCGAACCCATTCTAGTTCAGCGTGGTACGGGGGCAGACCAATTCAAGAGCCTGGGTGTTACCCGGGGCAACACACATCTTTTGTGGGGTGTCACCGGCAAACAGGTTCTAGACGAAGGGTTCCTAAGCACGAGTGCGGGCGGGCAGGCAGCCTTCGGCGGCGAGGTCAAATTGGAGATCGAGTGTCCCATTGGTACACCGATGGCGTATGTGGCGCCTATCTCCAACTTTCCTAGCGAGAACGAAATGTTGCTGCAAGCGGGTATGACGTACAAGATCCTGCGCGTGGAAAGGCGGGGCGGGCAGTTTGTAGTCCGCATGCGTGTTGTTGACTGGCCCGGAAAGGCGAACTGATGGCTAACAAGAAGCTGAGCCCACTGACCGACCCTGAAAACGACCCAGCCTGGGTCGAGGTACCGAATACCGATGAAGAGGAAACCGAAGGCATGTCAGTCGAGGATGCGTATCGGCATCTGGCTGGCTTCCCGCCGGAGCCCGAGTTAGAAGCCGAGGAGAACTGATGCCCTTCCCTTCAGAGATGGTCCTGGTACCCGTCGAGGTTACCGTGGAAGGCGTGCCGGACGACGCGGAGTGCAGCGTCACGTTCGAATGCTTCACCTGGCAGAACAGTACGGTGCACGACACGTTCGTGCCGTCGTTCAAGGAGCACAAGGACATCGGGGTTGGTGGCGGCACCACTATGGTTGCTCTGCCAGCCACGAACGCGCCCGACTGGCTGCCGGTCGGATGGACGTATGCGGTTACGGTCCAGTACGGCAACAAGTTCCTCAAGGGCACCGTCGCGGTCCCCTATGACAGCGCTGGTTTCAACCTGAGCGACGTCATGGTGGTGGATGGTGTTGTCTCTCCGGGGGAGACGTACATCCCCCTGGACCAGCGAGGGCAGCCGGACGGGGTAGCAACGCTGGATGAGGATGGGCTGGTACCCGTAGAGCAGCTCCCGCCCATCTCCTCTACCGCAGACTGGTCTACTATCACGGGCAAGCCTGCAACCTTCCCGCCGAGCGCACATGTGCATACCATCGCTCAGGTTACTGATCTGCAAACACAGCTTGACGGTAAGCAAGCCGTAGGCACATATTTGGTGCCGTCGGACATCACCAATTTGGTGAGTACGGAGTCCATGAACGAGGGTTTGGCACTGAAGGCTCCGATAGCCGACCCAACGTTTACGGGCACGGTGTCGGGTGTCAGCAAGACAGCCGTAGGTCTGGGCAACGTAGACAATACGTCAGATGCAAATAAGCCCGTCAGTACGGCGCAGGGTACGGCTATTGGGCTCAAGGCTAATTCGGCTAGTCCGACCTTCACTGGAACGGTTGTCGGACCGACTCCGGCTGCCAGTGTGAACAGCACGCAGTACGGCACCACGGCGCATACCTGGGCGGTGGTCAATGATCAGTCTAATAGGCTTACGACTGGCGAAGAAGTTATGCCTAGGGATGACGTAGCCGGGGAGGTGGCTCTGGTCAGTGGTGTTGTGTATTGGTCGTTCTTTACCGCGCGTAAGACGGAGACCATCACCCAGTGTCGTACGGCTACCGGGGCCACGGCTGCCGCTGGCCTTACCCTGGCCCGCATTGGTGTCTACAGCACCAACGGGACCACGTTGACGTTGGTGGCGAGTACGGCTAACGACACGTCCCTGTGGACGGCAGCCAACACCATGACGCCTAAGAACTTCAGTTCGTCATTCGGTAAGGTGGCGGGTACCCGCTATGCCATGGCTTACTTGGCCATCGGTACCACCATGCCTACTCTGGAGGGTGTGCAGATTCGGCCGAACAGCGTGGCGCTGCCCCCGCGTATTCAGGGCGAGCTTTCCGGCCAAACAGATCTTCCGGCTTCTCAGTTGGAGTCGGGATTGAGCGGCGGATTCCGACGATTCCAGGGGATTATCCTGCCGTAGAATTACTAGATGGACCGTCGCTGGCTTCCGGTAACATGGGGGCCAGCGATGGCACAGAGCGGCCACCCTTCCGAGCACAGAGCGGCTCGACCAAACCTTAGGAGTTAGCGACCGTGAACGACGACGACCAGATCGACCAGCCCAAGACCGAAGGCAAGCTGCCTACGGGCGTTGCAGCCATGCTCGCGCCACTGTTTACGTGGCAGGGCAAGGCCGTCTATGCGCCGCTCGGGGCCGAGGTGGACGACGGAGAAGCCGGTGATCAGGACAGCGAGTCTGACACCGATGACAACGACGATGACACCGGGGACGGCGCCAAGGACAAGGGCTCGGACACGGTAAGCCGGGAAGAGTTCGAAACCCTCCGGCGTCAGCTCAGCGCAGCGGACAAGAATAAGTCCACCGCCGAGAAGAAGCTGAAGGAAATCGAGGACGCCAAGAAGGGCGAGCTTCAGAAGGCCACGGAGCGGGTCACTGAGCTCGAGAAGTCGCAGGCGCAGGACCGTAAGGACCTCGCCGAGATGCGGCTACAGAACGCCTTCTTGACGGCCGACACCGGCATCACGTGGCACGACCCGGCGGACGCACTGGCGCTCGCCGAACGCCAGGGCTACCTCGCCGAGGTGGTCGACGAGGACGGAAAGGTCGACGCGGGCAAGCTGACCAGTAAGCTCAAGGAGCTTGCCAAGGCGAAGCCGCATCTCGTCAAGCAGGGTAAGCAGGAAGACCAGCAGGACGACAAGAAGTCCAAGACACCGCCCACCGGCAGCAAGGTCGGTGGCAAGAGCGGTGGCGGCAAGGATGAACCGAACCTGAGCCGGTACGACCGTCTCTTGAACCGCTAGATACAGAAGGGAGTGCCATCGCATGGCCAGGTATGACAAGTACGAGCCGCTCAGCGGCGGGTTTCGGGCCAAGCTGAACGCGAACTGGCTCCTGGCCGACCTGAACAAGGTCTGCCCGGTGAGTCTGAATGCGTCCGGCAAGGTCGTAAAGGGTACCGCCGCTCAGACCGGCTTCGTGGGTGTGATCTGCCTCACCAAGGTACTCAACGCCGACGACGTGGTCGACGTCATGCAGGACGGCGAGATCGTGGAGCTGACCGGACTGTCGGCGGGAACCGTTTACTACGGCCTCGCCAACGGAGACGGTGTCACGGGCACCAACGCGACCGGCCTTCGGCGTGTCGGGTGGACCGTCGAGGCCACGCGCCTCATCGTTCGTGCCCAGACCGACATCACGATCCTGCCGTAAGGAGGCTGAGACCAGCATGAGCATCCTGACACTCCCGGGCCGTGACCGGCTCTTCCTCCCCGGCTCCATGCGGGACCCCGGTGGCAAGGTCACCGGCATCATCTCCCTCCTCGCGGACCCCGGCTTCCGTCGCGAGCTCGGCGTGGACTTCGCGCCGTTCGGCGGCAGCCAGCCCACCGGTTTCCACACCGAGGGCGACGTCATCCGGACCACCACGGACGGTGTCGATCTCAACGCCCTGTGGCGTGAGTTCACTGCCGTTCTGGCGCGACTGAACCAGTCCCGTCAGCCGCTGGTGGACCTCCTCACCTACACCGTCACGCAGCCCGTGGCCACCATTCCGCAGGTCGGCTCCAACGCCAACTTCGAGAAGGCGTCCGAGTTCGGTGTCCCGGTCGCCGTCCGTACGGGCGTCGGTTACTTCCAGCTCGGTTTCGCGTTCGACTGGTACGACACCGGCGCGCGGTACACCTGGAAGTACCTCGCGGAGGCGTCGGCCGAGCAGATCCGTTCGGTGTTCGACACCATCGCGGAGGCCGACAACCGGCTCGTGTTCATGGAGGTGATGCGGACGCTGTACCGCAACACCAACCGTGTCGCGGACATCAACGGCCAGTCGTACAACGTCTACACGTTCTACAACAACGACGGCACCGTCCCGCCGCCCTACGGCACCAACACGTTCGCGGGCACCCACCAGCACTTCGTGACCTCCGGCGCGGCAGCCATCACCAGTGGCGACCTCGACGAGGCTCAGGACGACCTGGCGTCGCACGGATACTCGGCGACCAACGGGTACCAGATCCTCCACATGGTCAACAAGTCGGAGTCGGCGGTCATCCGGACCTTCAAGTCCACGGTGAACGGCGGCACGGCGCGCTGGGACTTCATCCCGGCGCAGGGTACGCCGAACTGGCTCCTGCCGGTTCAGCTCGCCACCAACACCAACGGGGTGTCGCAGCCACCGAACACGTACCGGGGTATCAAGGTTCTCGGGCAGTACGGCGACGCGCTCATCCTCGAGAACGACTTCTTCGTGGCGGGCTACGTGGTCACCACGGCCACCGGCGGCCCGGAGAACGTCCTCAACCCGCTCGGCATCCGCGAGCACGCCCGTACCGAGCTGCGCGGCCTGCGGATCGTCAAGGGTCAGGTTCCGGACTACCCGCTCCAGGACTCGTACTGGCAGCGCGGGTTCGGCACCGGCGTTCGGCACCGTGGCGCCACGTACGTGATGCAGATCACGGCGGCTGGCTCCTACACCGTCCCGGCGATCTACGCCTAACCTCAAAACTGGAGCAGGGGCGGGGTTAACCCGTTCTCGGTCGCGCGTGGTGGCCCCGCCCCTCCTCCCCTTCCGCAGCAAGGAGGACAGACAGATGGCAGTACAGATCAACTGGGCTGAGCCCCTGTCCGACGAGGGTCGGGCGTGGGTCAGCCAGCGCATGGACCAGCAGGGTCCCGGCGGTCGTACGCTCGGTGACCTGATGCAGGAGAATGACGAGAAGTTCGGCAAGGCGGAAAAGGACGCGGGCAAGAGCCGCGACGAGCGCCGGACCGAGCTGCGTACCGTGATTGCGGACGGTCAGAACGAGCTGGAGCGCCTGGACCGGGAGGAGGCGGAGGAGGTCAACCGCAATACCGCCCTCGCCGGTTCTGTCGGCGACCATGCCGCCGGTCTCATCGTCCGTGACAACACCTCCGTCGACGGCCAGCGGCCCGAGGGCGCCAGCGCTGGTAAGGAGGACTACTCCGACGAGCGGTACTGGACTAAGTCCAGGCTCACGGACGAACTGCGTAAGCGCAACGACGAGCGGGTGGCTTCGGACATGAGCCCCCTGCCTCTGACCGGCAACCGTTCGGAACTGGTCGAGCGCGTCATGCGCGACGACGAGGAGATCGCGGCGTCCGAGGCCGAGGAGAACTGAGGTGGCCAGCCAGGAGGACATTCAGAAGCTACGTATCCTGATCAACGAACCCGACGACACCAACGGATACACCGACGAGGTTCTCGGTGACATCATCGACGGTACGGAGTCGTTGAACGGGGCCGCTTCGGCTGTATGGACCTCCAAGGCTGGCACCTATTCCACGATGGTCGACGTCAGCGAGAGCGGCAGTAGCCGCAAGCTCGGTGATCTTTACAAGAACGCCCTCGGGATGTCTAAGCACTATCAGGACCTGGAGGATGCGGCAACGCCTACTCCGGTTGCCGACGCTCCGATCCTGCGTCGGTTGTCCCGGGGGTTCCCGTGATCGCGGCGGCTGAGCTGGCTATCCAACGTCAGCTCAGCGCCACGTTCATTGAGGCTGACGCCATCGAGGTGGTTCTGATGCGGCCAACCTGGAGTAGTGACGGGGCTGGTGGCACCATCGAAGGACCACTGGAAGCTCAGCCGGTGCAGCGAATGCGCCTCATCCCGCTCGGGGACGGGGCGCAGGAGAGGTTCACGGCCAACGGCCAGGCTGTTACTCCGTCTTACATGCTGATGGGCCTACACACGGCGAGCATGGAGCGATGGGACGAGCTGACTATCAATGGTCGTCAGTACTCGGTGGTGTTCATCAATGAGAACAAGCAGTACGAGATAAAAGGGGAGGTGGCTTACCGTGTCGAGTAGTTTCAGGTTCGACACCAGCGGCTTCGAATCCCCCCGCATCATGGAGGCCAAACTCAAGCGGGCCGTCATGGCGACCATGCGGTATTGGGACGGCCCCGTCGAGACGCACATGAAACATCACGCTCCCTGGAATGACCAGACCACCAATGCTCGCAACGGTTTGGCTGCTCGAGCCGCCAAATTGGGGAAAGACCTGTGGGGCATCATCCTTCGGCACTCGGTGGACTACGGCGTATATCTGGAGCTGGGCACAGAGAACATGCGGGCTCGGCCCATCATCGAGCCGACCATCCGGCTGTACGCCCCGAGGGTCATCGCCAGCTTGACCAGGCTCCTGGACAGGCTCGGCTGATGCGCGCGACGTTGCACCAACTGCTGACCGGCACCCCCGGCCTCACCGCGCAGGTCCCGGTTTCACGTTGGTACCAGGCCGGGAATGTGATCGACAGCCCGCCGAAGCCGTTCGTGATAATTCGTTGGTTGGCCCCGGTTCCCAGCGATGCACGGGGTAAGTTCCTGCGGCAGGTTCGCATCGAACACTACTCGGCACGCGGCAGTTACGCTCCGTCCGAGACCTTCCTCGGTAACCCGGACCGTAACGACGGCGTGTATGCCGTCATGGCCGGGATCACCAACCTGGTCGGTCCGGACGGAAGAATCACACAGGCGGACTACCTGGGTCACTCCGGCGACCAGGAGGACGCGACATACATGGCCAACCTGAGATTCAGTAGCTGGCAAGTGATTGGAGTAGACCTATGACGAACGAACACCAGAACGACAAGACCGAGGTCAAGGCCGAACCCAAGTCGGAGACTCCGGAGCCGATCGAGTACATCGAGTTCGTGGGGGATCCGCAGTACGGCACCGAGTTCCACTCGGAGCACACCGTCTCGGCGGCCCACATGAGGCAGTACCACGACGTGGATCTGGGCACGAAGGTGGTGGCGTGGAACAAGCAGAACCACTTCCGAGTTCCGGCGTCGGACATCACGCCGGAGGCGGCCAGCATCCTGGAGGCGGACCCGATGTTCAAGCGGGTCAAGCGCTAGAGCTTCGATGCGAAGGTGGTCGGTTGTTCGGCCTCCTTATCGGTACCGACATCGAGGTCAAGTGCCGTAGCGCAAGCTGCGGAGCGAGGCCGGGGGTGGTGGTACTTCACCGGTTCGATGCAACAACTGGAGAGGTCCTGGGAACCACCCGGTACCGGGCCATCGAAGTAAGAAAGGAGAATCATGGCGCTCAGCATTAACCGGTTGCCGTATGGCCTTCGGGACATCAAGGTAGCCACCCTGGACAACGCTGGTGTCAAGGGAACCCTCGTCGACCTACCCAACGCGCAGACGTTGGAGTTCGAGGAGACCACCGAGACGCAGGAGCTTCGCGGAGACGACGCCATCGTCGCGCAGCGGACCACGGTGAACGGTGTGGACTGGACCCTGGAGGCTGGTGGTATCAGCTTCGAGGCTATGGTCGTCATCGCCGGTGGCACGGTCTCCAGCACCGGCACCACTCCGGCCGTGGTCAAGAAGTGGGTACGGCTCGGCACCGACGCGTACCCGGACTTCTTCATCGAGGGTCAGGCCATGAGCGAATCCGGCGGTGACCACCACACGGTCATCCACCGGGCCAAGGCGAACAAGGTGGCGGGCACGCACGCGGACCAGGAGTTCTGGGTCACGTCGTGCGAGGGTACCGGCATCGCGACGCTCACGGTGGCGGACGTCGGCAAGGTTTGGTCGATGGTCGCGGACGAGACGGTGACGGCCATCGTCTAGCAGTACCCCCGGCTCCCGCGCTTCGGCTGACACACCGGGGCGCGGGAGTTCGGTCCTAACAACAGTTCTCATAGACGCCTAGGAGCGCCGAGATGGAAACCGTACAGCTTCCCGAGTACTTCAGCACCACCGAGCTTCAGGCCATGAGCGCCGAGGAGCTGGGGATGGCGCAAGCCAATGGCTTCCGCAAGGACGTGTCTACACCGTCTGGTCCGGCTGTATCCCCCGTCCCGCCTCCCGTGCAGGCCCGCCCTGCGGCCGAGGTGTGGGGAGCCACCGAGTACGACTTCACGTGTCCTTCCGGCGCGCAGTGCCGCATGCGAAAGATCATGCCGGAGAAGATGCTGGAGACCGGCATCCTGGACAAGATCGCCGTGTTGCCCGGGTACGCCCAAGAGGTCATCGAGAAGACCGAAGCCGTTGGCCCGCCGCAGCCAGAGCGTATGCCCACCAAGGAAGAGATCGGCACGTTGGTTGACGTGTTGGATACCCTCATCCCGATGGTGGTCGTGCAGCCGTGGGTCTCCTCCGTCCCGAAGCCTGGCCCGGATGGTGTGACGCCGGAGCGCGTCGAAGGTATCATCTACGTGGACAGTATCGACCTCGACGACCGCGTGGCCATCATGGAGCGAGCGATCGGTGGCGCGAACAAGCTGCGCTCCTTTCGTTAGTAATCCCGCCAGCCTGTACAACGCATGGAACATGAGCAGGGCTCTTCACTGTAGGCCGAGCGAGGTGTACGGCATGGACGATGCGTTCGTTGCCTATAGCTTCGACAGTGCGGTTACCCGATGGGGCATGGCTTTCGAGGCAGCCCTCCAAGACGCCTCCGAGGGCGCGAAAACGCCGCAGGCTATGGAGAGCGCTCGTCAGCGTGTTGTGAGGCGCTGGATACCTTCTGAGCGCCGATACGCCGACCCTAGCCAGCGGTAAGGAGAGAGGCATGGCATACGATCTAGGGACTGCTCATGGCACCATCGAGATCGAATACGATGGCAGCAGGGAGGTTCGCAAGGCCGAGAAGGACATGAACCATCTCGGCAAGGACTCTGACAAGACGTCAAAGTCTCTTGCCAGGATGGGGACGGTTCTCAGCGCTCTCGGCAGGAGCACGGCCATAACCGGCATGGCTGTGGGCATGGCCAGCGCAGGCATCCAGGCGGCCAATCTAGGCATCCAGCTAGCCGGTGTGGTACCTGCGTTGGCCAGTATCCTCAGCCTCTCCTCCGCGCTGCCAGGGCTGCTCATTGGTGCGGCAGCCACCGGTGGCATTCTGAAGGCTTCGCTATTGGGTGTCTCTGACGCAGCCAAGGCTGCCTTCGACACGGAGCACCCAGAAAAGTTCAAGAAGGCCATCAAGGACCTGAGCCCGGCCGCCAAGGAGTTCGCCCGTACCCTCCAGGCCAGCGTTCCGGCCCTCAAGAACATGCAGCGGGGTATTCAGGAGACCTTCTTCAAGAGCGCCAATCTTACCGGCGCTCTCAAGGCTGGCATCGTTGCCCTGAAGGGGATGAAGCCCGAGCTGACGAGTCTGACGGCCACAATGGGTGGAGTGGTCAAGGGCTTTACCAACTTCGCGCTACAGGCCCGATCTATCACGTTCGTCAAGAATGCCGTCAAGGCTTTCGAGGGCGCGCTGAAGGGAGCGTCTTCCGCACAGACGCCCCTCCTGACCGGCCTCCGTGCAGTCGGCGAGGTTGGTCTGCCTCTGCTCAAGCGGCTCGGAGCTTTCGTCGGAAAGCTGGGTACGCAGTTCGGTGATTGGTTGTCGCAGATTGCGGCGGATGGTCGTCTCCAGACCTGGATCAATACCGCACTGACCACCCTGAAGCAACTCGGTGGCATCGCCAAGAACATCGGAAGCATTCTCATGAGTGTGTTCAGTGCTGCGGCTGACACCGGCGGGGGTCTTCTAGGGACCATCAAGACCATCACGGGGGAGTTTTCCAAGTTCCTCAGCAGTACTGCTGGCCAGGAGGCCATCCGGTCGTTGTTCAGCAGCATTGCTGCGGTAGCCAGGCAACTGGCACCAGTTATCACTACACTCGTGGGTGCTCTGGCCGGGGCGCTGGCACCCGCGCTGGCCCAGATTGCCACCGACGTCGGTCCGGTGCTTCTGCAGGTGGTCAAGGAGCTTGCACCGGCCTTCAAGCCGCTGGCTCAGGCTGCCGCCGACCTCATCTCTGCCATCGCGCCACTCGTTCCGCCTCTAGCCAGGATCCTGTCGATGCTGGTGCAATTGGCGGCCGGTGTTCTGACCACATTGGCCAACGCGCTGGCTCCGGTTATCTCGCTTATCGGCGGAGCGCTTTTGGCAGCGTTCGAACAGTTCCAGCCGGTGCTGGATCAGGTCATTGCCCAGCTCCCCGCCGTCGCTGCCGCAGGGCTGCAAATCGCACAAGCGTTGCTGCCGTTGGTCCCTGCGGTTCTTGAAGTGGCTATGGCTCTCGCAGAAGCATTGCTTCCGAATCTGCCCGCCTTGATGGACGCTTCTCTGCAACTGATCCCGCCGTTGGTAGAGCTGGCCAAACTGTTCGCAACTCAGCTTGCCGGTGCCCTACGGGTCGTTATCCCGTTTATCCCAGTATTGATCGGTGGCCTGGTCCGGATGGCCACCTTCATGAACGGAGTGTTGGCGGCCGGGATTAAGTTGGTCAGCGGCATCGTGAGGATCGGCATAGCCATCTTCAACTTCGGCCGGTCTGTCGGCGAAAGCGCTGCGCGCATGGTGGCCGTCGTTCGGGTGGCGTGGAATGCCTTCGTGGCAACCATTCGTAACGCCGTCAACGATGCCGTCGGGGTGGCTCGAACCCTGCCCGGTAAGATCACTGGTGCGCTTCGGGGGATGGGTAGTGCGCTGGTCGGCATTGGCCGGGACATCATCATGGGTCTGGTCAATGGCATGAAGGGTGCCGTAGGAGCGGCTATCAATGCGGCGGCTAACGTCGGTCGAGCTATCCTCGGCGGGGTCAAGGGTGCGCTAGGCATCAGCTCCCCCTCCAAGGAAATGATCAAGATCGGCCGGTTCATCAACCAGGGTCTCATCAAGGGAATGACCGGTACGGCCAAGCAGGTTCAGGCCGCAGCTAACAAGCTCGGCAACATGGTCGCAGATGCATATAGCGATGGGATCATCAGCAAGAAGAAGAAGAATTCCGTTCTCAAGACGCTGGGCAAGGCGAACAAGCAACTGGTCGGACTGGCCAATAAAGCGGTTACTGTCGCGGCCAAGCTCAAGAACGCGCAGGCTTATCTGGCGGCCGTTCAGAAGAGCTATAACGAGGCGTTCAACAAAGCACGGGATAACGTTCGGGAGTCGTTCAGCCTCATTGGTTCTGGTCAGGCAGCCAATGACCTGCAGGACACCAAGGCTCGATTCAAGCTTGTCGTAGAGCAGGCCAAGAAGTTCGCCAAGGATATCGCCACCTTGGTCAAGCGTGGTGTTAGCCGGGACTTGATTGGTCAGCTTGTGGCTGCGGGGCCGCAGGCGGGCGGGCAGATGGCAGCCGCCCTTGCAACGGCAGACGGCAAGACCATTGCCGAGCTGAACGCCCTTCAGAACGAACTGAACAAGGCAGCCAATGCCGTTGGTAAGAGTGCGGCGGATGCCATGTATGGGGCCGGTCTGAAGGCTGCACAGGGTCTCGTTAGGGGTCTTGCAAGCCAGCAGAAGGCCATCGAAGCCCTCATGCTCAAGATTGCCAGGGGCATGGAGAAGGCCATCAAGAAGGCGCTCCATATCAAGAGCCCTTCTAAGGTCATGTTCAAGCTCGGTGAGTTCATCAGCGAGGGACTGGCTAGGGGCATCGAAGCCATGACCAGCGAGGTGGACAAGGCAGCTCGGACCCTGGCCAATGCGACCATCATGCCGACGGTGCAGTTGGCCAGCGGACAGGTCCCGGCCAGCACTGTGCAGCGCCCCGCCAACCATTCAGAACAGACCAACGTGCAAGATCAGCTCGGCCAGGACTTCGGTCCGTACTACCTCCTTCTGGACGGTAAGGTGGTGTCCGGGTTCGTGGTCAATACCATCACCGGCAATCCGAAGGTTGTTGCGAACGCAGCCAAGGAAGGCGACCAGCAGAACGCGTGGTCGGGTAGCGGAAGGAGGAAGGGTTAATGGCACTGCGAACAGCGAGGCAGGTTCCTTCCCTATGGTTCGGTCGTCCGGGTAAGCTCATCTCCCTGCCATGGCCAAAGGGCGGGGTGGAGTCCGCGTACGAACGGCAGACGTACGACTTCCTCAGTGGCTCCGGCATGCATCAGGTCAGCTCGCTGGTGGTTGGCTCCCGGCCGTACACCATCAACTGGGAGTCCATGCACGTCGACACGTTCAATAAGCTCAGCCAGTTCCGTATCGGTGCCAACGGTCCTGGTCCGTGGACCCTCATTGACCCGGCCTCGCCCAACCTGCTTCCGGCCAACGTCGGTTCGGCAACAGGGCTCTACGCGGATGCCACCGACCTCATCTCTGCGGGAGGGACGGGTGGGACGGGAGGCAGCAACGCCAACTCGTCGTTCATTCATCGGACCGCTGGCTACCGAAGCATCAAGTGGACATTCACCACCGCGCCGATTGTGACCAACCCGACGCTCGGCATCAGCCCGCTGTATCGCAACTGGTTCGGCCACCCGGTGGTTCCGAGTACGCCGTACGTCTTCTCGAGCTGGTGTCGGGTTGACGGGGTTATAGAGACCAGCGCCACGATGAGCATTCGCATGCGGTGGCTGGATGCGGCCGGGGCGGTGCTCAGCGAGTCTACGAGCGGCGACCTGGCAGTGACCAGCACCTGGCAGCGCCTCAGCGTGTCGGCCAGCAGTCCGGCGGGCGCGGTGTACGTAGAGCCGCGTTGGGTGGCGCTCGGCAGTTCGCTGACTGTAAACGGCATCATCTACATCGACGAGCCGTTGCTGGAGCAGGACAGCATCGTGAATGACTGGGCACCCTCCAGCGGTATCCGACCGGTGGACATCCTGGAGCTCGGGGAAGGCGTGCCGTTCGATGCACGCTTCCGCACCGGGACCACCATGACGGTTCGGGAGTTGGCTCGGTGAGCGACCTCGACGATGCGCTAAATACCACCGCGCCGGTTTTCGCTCCGACCACGGTCACAGCTGACTGGGCTGAACTACCGAGCGACATCAGCGTGGGCGGGGTGGACAGCCTTCGAGACTTCGGCCAGCAGATGGGGCCGAACGGCATGGAGGTAGAGCACTCCGTCGACGACGGAATGCCCGACGCTGTAACGATGACCGGCACGAACGATGCCAGCGGCAAGTTCCACATGGGGCTGATCGGGCGACCAGCCAACACGGCAGACGTCATCGGTGGATGGAAGGCGAACACCAGTAGCGGCAACGGTTCTGGTACCACTATCCCCGTCTCCCTCCCCGCAGGACTGGTCGCCAACGACTACGTTCTGGTTGCCATCACAGTGAACAACCAGTCCGGCGTGTACGAGAACGTTTACGGTGTCGGTCATCCTTTCGGATGGACCCTGCTGGGAGAGGTCAGTGACGGCGTTGGCCCGACCCTCACGACCTATGTGTTCGGTCGCCAGCACTCGCCGGTGTTGACGGCTCCGGATTTCCGTATAGTGACCTCGGGTTCGTTCACCTGGGCTTCGGGCGCGCTTGGCGTCAACACGACCGCACTGGCTGCGAGCGTGGTGCCCAATGTGCCCGGCACGACTGGGGCTTTGGCGGAGGCTGGCACAGGCACATCGCATTCGGGGCCTACGACGACGCTAACCGGTCGTGGGCATGCCCTCGGGGTATTTGCCACCCCCAACGCTAGTGGTCCCTGGACGGTATCTAGCGGCGGCACGCAGCTCGTGCAGAACACCGGCGGCGTGGCTGCCTTGCAGCTCGTCAAGAGCGCGTTCATTCCAGACGCCGACCCCATCACGTTCGTGAGTTCGTCTTCGGGGTCTACTGGTGTCGCCATGATGCTCAACGTGCCGCTGATGGTGGCGGACCGCCCGGCCATGGATGCCATGGCGTATTTCAGTGCGTACGACAGTCGGTCTCCCATCGAAAGTTTCGAGAGGGACATCGCACCGGTTACGGCTCAGGTCAACGTCATCAGCCCGAATGGGCCAGTAGCGACCACTGTGTTCGCAGGGCAGATGGCGGAGATAACTGTGCGCGGCCGGGAGGCCGACATGGAGGCGGTCAGCAAGACCAGGCTCCTCCTGGACAAGGCGTTGGCCCTCCCGACGGTGTTCGGAGCACGGGAAGCCTGCACTACGGACTGGCTGGCCAGCTACCTCATGGCGCAGGGCGGTCAATACCCGGGTATTGCACCGAGCCCGAACACTCGGCTGTGGGCTCCGATGCATGGCTCCACGCACCCGCATATGAGCGGCGCGAACGTATACCCGGGCGGCATCTTCTACGACACCGCTCGTACCCCGGCAGGGCCGTGGGGTCTGAAGCCCCCTAACGTCATTGACGGACCGTTCGTCAAGGCGATACATGCGCAGATCACGAACGCGCGGGTTGACTACATATTCCTTTCCTGCGCCACGAACAAGTGGGATGAAGAAGTCCCCGGTCAGATCACCAAGAAGTATGACCTGTGCACACAGTCGAATAGCGTCGGTCGTATCACCTTTTGGCTGCGTGGGGATGCCAACGTCGCCACTCCGGCCGCGCTTGTCGGTAGCGGTCTCGCGGACTATCTGTTCGCGGCCACGATCATTACGCAATACGACATCAGCGGCGGTTTCAACTACATACGGTTCGAGATCAATGCCGCACGGCAGCCGGTGGTGTGGTTGGAGAACGGCGTCACTTTGACGGGTGGCGATCTGCCAACGGATGGGCTCTGGCACTTCTATGGATTTGCCTGGGACTACGCCAATGGCATGGTCAAGACCCGCCGAGACAATGTGACCTGGACTACCGGTCCGTATACCAGCGTCGGTCACGCCATGGCAACCAGCGAGCAGGCCATCTACGACGGTGGTCGCCGGGTGGAGTTCACCCTATCCTCAAGGTTGCCTATCGCAGAGCTGCAAGTAGAAGCCGGTCCTACGCTGTATACGGACCTCTTTACCCGCTTCTATCCCACCCCTGCCCTCCCGTCGCAGAACGCGCTCTATCGGCCCACCGAACAGCCGTTGCAGGCTATCGCAGAAAGCACGCCGGTGTCGGGATGGGCCACCCTGCAAGAGGTGGCAGAGGCAACGCTGAGCACCCTGCGGGTTAATGAAACAGATAACATCGAGTTGGTACCGCAGGAGTATTACGCGGAAACCGCTCAGATGACGGTGTTGGCGTATAACGTTCTCAACACCAGTGTCAATGCTGGGGATTTGGATATCTCGTCTGACCCGACAAAGATTCGTAATCTGGTTACGGTGTCCTATCAAGATACTCGAGTTGACAGTACTCGCATCTCGCTAGTGGACATCACCGGACCTATCTCCATTCCCGGTGGTAAGACGCAATTGACTTTCCCGTTGGATCTCCCGGCCGCCGAAGTTCACGGTGCTATTGATCCTAATGGCGTTACTTGGAACATCACACTGCTTACGGCTCTCCAGGTAACTGGAGTCAACCCGCTACCTAACGAACACTTCATGAGCGTTAACAAGTATGAAGATGGTTCGGCAGTGACATATGTCGGAGCCGGTGTCAAGGCGCGCATCGTTAATTGGGAATCCTTCACGGTTACTTTGGAGTTCACGAACACGACGGGCGCGACGTACTACCTGGCCAATAACGGATCTGGAATTCCGTTTCTCCGTATTCTAGGATATCCGGTTCGTAAGGTAGATGCTTTCTCGGCATTCTTTGATCCGACTTCCGCCGCCAAACGCCGAGAACGTTCATTGGTGGTGGACAACAATCGATGGATCCAGGATGCCATTACGGCCAACGAAATAGCTGGCAGTATTGTCACTGCCACGAGTGGTCCGAGGCCATTCATGAACGTGACGGTAATGGGTGACCCGCGTAGGAAGCCGGGTCAGCTTGTTTCTATTTCTGATTCGGAAGGTACCCGGGCCGACGGTACTTGGCGCATTATTTACGTTCGGCATGCTCAGGGCGGAGCAATGTATCTCCAAGACCTCACTCTCGTACGGGTGGGTCCGATAGGATATTGGGACATCGGTTTGTGGGACGACGCGGTCTGGGGAGAATGACATGGGAAATTACGACAACATCAGCGTTCCGGTTGGCAGCCAAAAGATTTCGGTAGGTACCTTCGGGGTGCCGGTCAGAGACGCCATTAGAGACCTGGACAGGCGCATGAGCCTGCGGGAGGCTGCCGAACTATTGCCAGCCAATGTCAGCGGCTATGGCGCAGGTGTGAACACGATGGTCGGCGGGGCCAACGTCTGGACGAACATGCCCAGCTTCCCTATCTCCGTGATAATGACCAATCCCAGTACAGATTTCAAGCTGGTATGCAATGTGTTCTTCGGGGCCTGGATGAGTACTTCTGCAGGAGACGTTCGCATAGGCGTAGCGCTTTCGGGCGGCCTCACGTCTGCGCCAACTCTGGGTGCCAACCAGCCGACCGGATGGGGTCTGTTCCCAACGACCACGGTTGGCACTACAGACCAGCACATGGGCTTCTTCCAGATCACCAT